AACAAGACAATTAGAACAACAACCAAATCACATATCAAAATGATAAACACCGAAGAATTTTTTAACGAACTTGAAAGCATCAACGACAATTTTTTAACCATTAACACAGAACCAAAAATGAAAGTAGAACTAATTCAAAAGACGACGCTGACAGATATGTACTACGTCATCAAAGTAAACGGAGACTTCCATATGTCTTACAATAACTTCGACGAAGCGAAACTGGCATACGACCGAATGAAGTCAGCAACACCACGCGAAGAAGTAATTGAATCAAAAGAAATCTAAAACCTTATAAACTAAAATCAAATGAACAATGAAAAATCAAATTTTTACAAATCACTTTTTCTCTTTGAAGACGAAGTACAAATTCTTGTTAACGGAATCATTACCGCACAAAATTACTACGGTGAGCAAAAGAATGGCACAAGTAGCAGGGATACATTTTGCAACGCCCGAATTGAAGAACTTGAACGAGTATTCCTCAAACTTAATACGTCGCATTGGAAGGAACTACCAGAGCCAACAAAAGAAATCTAACTTTATTTGTGTTTCATCTTCAGCGTCAGCGTACAACCTAACGCACAACGAGATATCAGCCAACATAGAGAAACATCAAAAACTTTCGGAAGCGCGTTGGAACGACCAATTAATTGAATACATTTGTAACCACTAAAATCAAAATCACTATGTACTGTCCTAAAATCACCTATTGTTTTTCTGCCGAAGACCTGCAGAAACTAAACACAAGAATCAAATTCATTGCCCAAGAATACCACCAAAGCGAAACAGGTTGGTTCGATGTATCCGACTTTGAGAACCTCGAATGGATGGACGAGCAAGATGTTAGATTTACTATTCACTTACGAGGTCGCTTCTGGAAGGCTGACGATCCTGAGTTCGACCTTGAATACGTTCAGTTAGTAAACAACGGCATCGTGTTGGACTTTGACATCAACATCTTTGAAGACCATATTTAAAATGGGGTACTATAAGCGAATAAGCGAACAGGAACAAATGAGCGAGAGTAACTGGCGACACGTTGAAGCCGACGCGGAACTAGCAGTAAAGTTCGAACAATATCTAAATTCATTTAATAACAACAAAATAAACAACAACAACATGAGCATCATTGCACAACCAACAAACAACAACGGCGGCGGACAGACAGTCCCTGCAGGTACACATGTAGCACGTTGCTACCAAATCATTCACATCGGAACGATTCTCGACACCTATCAAGGCGAAGAGAAGCTTGTAAACAAAGTTCGCTTAGTGTTCGAACTACCAATGGAAACCGCTGACTTCGGTAAAGGTGAACAACCGTTTTCAATTGGTCGCGACTTTACTTTGTCTATGCACGAAAAGAGCGGTTTACGCGCCTTCGTTCAAGGTTGGTTAGGTAAAGCTATGTCGGACGGCGAAGCATCGAAATTCGACATCGCTACGCTATTAGGTAAGGAAGGAATGTTGAACGTAATGCACCGCACCGCGAACACAGGAAGAACCTATGCAGATATCAAAGGTGCTTCACCACTTGTTAAAGGAATGACTTGCCCTCCGTTAGTGAACAGCGCGTTTCTTTTAGACTACGACAGCGAAGATTTCGACTTGCGTTTTAAGATGCTTCCAGAGTGGTTGCAAAACAAAGTAAGCAGTTCGAAAGAATTTAGCGACCGATTAGATAAGGCTGCGGATCAAATGAACAAAGCAAAAGCGATGCTCGAAAAAAGCGGTTTGGTTCAGTCAACACAAACGGACGACACGGACGACATGCCCTTCTAAATAACTTGTCATAAAAAGGCGGTTATATCATACATAATCGCCTTATATGGCACAAATGACTAATAAACCATACAATTAAAAACAAAATGACAACAAGAAAAGAATTTAACATCGAAAGAGTTCGCGAATTTTGCAAATTAATTAACGAAGGCAAAACACCTGCTGAAGCATTACGCTTAATGAATAGTTCAAACGGCTACACCACACCTTTAAGAACCGCAGGTATCTATTGGAAGGAAAAAGACGGAACGTATAAAGCACTTGTAAAAATTCGTGTTAGCCGTTACGAACAATTCATTCAAATAAAGAACGAATACAACCAACGCGTGTACGACCGCTTCCAAAGAAAAGGAACGCAACAGACGAACTCGTATAAGCAATTCGTAAAACAAACAACGCTTTTCAATCAACCGAAAGAAGCAAAACAAACAACACAACCAACCGCGCCAGTTAGAAAAGAACAAGAACTTTCCTTCATTCAACGCGTGGTTAAATCACTTTTCAAATTATGAATAAAGAAATATACAAGACTCCATTCGGTCGCCTTGTCAAGATAAACTTCAAGACGTTAACGAACTTCAAGACAGCGTTACGAATCAGCGATCCAACGGCACGTCTTTACGTCGCACACCCCGAACGAATGAGAATTAAAGACTTCAACAACATTTGCTTACACACAGGTCTTTCACGCGAGGACGTATTCAGCACATTCACACCAACCAAATTAATAAACGAAGAAAATGACTAACGAACAAATAAGACAGCAAATGATTGATATGATTCCATTTGCACATATGGAAAGATTCGAGACACTATGGACGATGCTTACCCCGAAATACGAGCGTCTATCGACCGAACAAATCAAGATACAACAGGAACTTGAAAACGAACGTGAAGCGTTCTGGAGCGCGTTAGAAGACGTAACCTGTTCCGTGTTAGGTATTCAATCGCAAACGCTTTACACCCCGACAAGACGACGCGAGATAGTAACAGCAAGGCAAATGATTTTCTTTTTGATCCGTCCTTGTTACTTCCAGTCTTACGATTCAATCGGTAAGCATTACGGCAAAGATCACGCAACAGTAATGCACGGAATCAAACAGGCGACGTGGCAAATAGAAATGGACAGAACCTACCGCGCAACTGTTGAACGCATTTGTTTCTTGATGAATGAAATGGGTTATGCTAAACCTATCAAGTTTTTTACTAAATTTGTCGAACACATCGAACACCAACGTGAACTCGAAGTGAAAAGAAGAGCGAAACTAAACCTATAAATCAAACACTATGAAAAGCGACTTAACATTTTGTCCAAACTGCGACAAAGAACTTTTAGGCGAACGCGTTGACTTCGTTCTCCAAGACCAACAATTCGAAGACTGGGACTCGGCTTATGAGTTCATCGATGACGAAGGAGAAATTGTTTTGTGCGACGACTGTCACGAGTGGGACTACGCAGACGACGACGCGAAAGGTGAAGGTTGGGACTAACTAAAAAATAATATGATGCTAATACTACAACTCAAAAAGAGAATAGAGATTCTCGAAGCAAAGGCGCATGAACAGGAACAAAAGATAAACGACTTGATTATTCGCTTATCAGTTCCAACAAACACACCAACGCTAATAGCAAAAGAAAAGAAGTCGCCATTCAAGAAACCAACAGTCGTAGAAATTTTCGACTACGCCTGTGAGAAATTAAATAAAGAAGACGCTCTCGCCTTTACCGAAAAGTTCCACGCACACTACGAGGCAAACGGTTGGAAGGTGGGAAGGAATCAAATGAAAGACTGGAAGGCTGCCGTTCGTACGTGGGACTTAACTAAATTTGCAACAACTCAAACAAACCAACAAACTAAAATCAAAAATGGAAAATTCGACTCCGATGCTGCGCAACGCATCTACAACGACGCTCACAACTACACAAAGGATTGATCGTGCAGAACGCGAAAGCGCGTTTGTCGCCGACTATGACTTACCAACGTTCGTTAAACTTTGCTCGAAGGTGTGCGCGATGTATGGAATAGCACTTCCAGAAGCGCAACTGTTGCAAATGTTGCACGAGTTCATCGTTAAACACTTTCGGTGGGTTACTTTCGAACACTTCAATCTTGCATTCGAAATGAACGCGGCAAATGAACTGTCAAAGAAATGCGAACACTTCGGGGCGTTGAGCGTTTCGTTTATAGGTGACGTGTTGACGGCTTACAAACCACACCGCGACAAGGCGAATCTACAAATACAGAGAGAAATAGCGGAAGCAATTGAAGAAAAATCACAACAAATAAAGGAGAACGAAATGGCGGTAAACGATGACAGTTGGAGACGTATGCTTCAAGAAGATATTGAGAGCTTCAAACAAAGCAAATACACGACGTTAGAACTGCGAGGTGTATCAATGATGCGGTGGCTTGAAGAAAGTAAAAGGATAACGGCTGAAACGTTCACAGACGACGAATACAACTTGTGCAAAGCGAAAGCAAGAAAGACAGTTTTCAACGAACAGCAACTTTCAAAAGGAATGGTTGAACGAATGAGTGACAGGAAGCGTCAACTTGTTAAAGAATCAATCCAGTTTGAAGGGTTGAGGGAATTGTATAAACTTTATTTGTCGAAGCAATGAGCCAATTTACATTCAACGAGCAAGGTGTTTGCGAGAACCCTATCTTGAAAACTTACAAATGTATTAACGGATATGAAGCGCAGGTTAGCACCGCTATTGTTCAACGTGGTTTGTGGAGTTACGCAATAAGGTTTCAAGGACGTGAGCAGGGTTGGTCTCAACCATTACTTTACCACGCTGAACATTGCGTCTATGCAACTAAAGACGAAGCGTTCAACGCAGGTCTTGAATTGCTATTGCACCAAGTAAAGCAAAACAACGACTTAAAGAAATACGATCGTATTGTTCAGATGCTCCAGGACGAACTTTGCCCTGTGGTTGAACCTCAATTAAGTTTATTTTAATGAAAAAATTTAAATTCATTCACCCCATTACAGGCGAAGCGCATATTGTAACTTGCGACCAAATACAGGAATACGGAACGTCCGAACAAAATTATTGGTGGTGCTTAATCGCAGATAAAATAATAGCGCAAATTCCACAGTCGTACGCAATGATTCGAATAGATGAGTGAAGCACGTCAAATAATTTACCACGACAAACAGAAACAAGCGTTGGAACTTCTTTCGTATGAAAGTTCTATTTCGCAGGTTCTTTATGGTGGCGGTGTATTTAGTGGAAAATCTTTTCTTGGTTGCGACTGGCAAATAAAAAGACGGTTGAAGTATCCCGGTACGAAGGGTTTAATCGGTCGTGCTGAATTAAAGAAGTTGCGCTTGTCTACAATGCAAACTTTCTTCGAACTTTGTACGCTTCACGGATTGAAACCCAACGTTCACTACACCTACAACGGACAAGACCACGTTATTAAGTGGTACAACGGAAGCCAAACGATACTTATGGACTTGGCTGATATGCCGTCAGACCCCGACTTTCAAAGATTTGGGTCTATTGAAATCACAGACTATTTCGTTGACGAGGTAGCGGAAGTTTCGAAGCGTTGTATCGACATTCTACAATCGCGTGTACGTTACAAATTGATTAACGATAGAGCGAAGGGATTAATGACTTGTAACCCTTCAAAGGGGTGGTTGTATAATGATTTTTATTTTGCTAATCTTAAAGGAAATTTAAGAAGCGACCGCGCATTTGTACAAGCGTTACCAACGGACAATCCATATATCTCGCAGACTTATCTTGAGAACTTGCAGAAACTTCCAGAGTATGACCGCAAACGTCTGCTCGAAGGGAATTGGGAATTTGACGACGACAGCGACAAGTTGTTCTCAACGGATAATTTGTTGCGTATGTTCCGCAATGAACTGATTGAAGGAAAGAAATACATCACCGCCGACATTGCGCGTTTTGGAAAGGACAGGACAATCATTTGCGTTTGGAATGGGTTAACGCTTATTGAGGTAATTGAGTTGAACCGTGCAGCGTTAGATGAAGTCGTGAACAAGATTCGTTTGATGTGTCAGCAACATTCAATTTTATTACAAGATGTAGTTTGCGACGAGGACGGAGTTGGTGGTGGTGTGGTTGACTTCTTAAAATGTCGAGGGTTCGTCAACGGATCAAAACCCAAACAACCGCAATATCAAAATCTCAAAAGCGAATGTTACTACAAATTGGCTCAATATGTAGAGGAGAATCGGCTCACTATTTTAGTAAACGGACGCAAGGAACAAATTGTCAAGGAACTGGAGATGATTAAGCGACACCGCGCAGACGTGGAAGGAAAACTTATGGTAACACCGAAGGACGTAATCAAGAACCGCGAAGGTATTTCGCCTGACGTTGCCGACGCAATCATGATGCGTATGTATTTCGAACTTAACCCTTCTTATGGACAGTATGTTGTTGGATAAAATAATTTAGCATATATTAGCACAATGAAAATAAGACACGCTTTTACTTGCGATGAAATAGAAGAAGTCTCCAAAGACTTAACAATGGAGCAATTCATACAGAAATATGCTGATGAAATGTTTGAAGAATATAGTGAACAAAGAAAGCTAGACCATCCTTTTGGTTTAACAAAAGCTTTGTGTTTTCAGGAATTAGATGTAGCAATTCAACACAGGTCAGAAGATAAAGATTTAGTTGAATTTTATCATAAAGTAAAACAAGTAATAGAAAATAAACAAGAATGAAACAAACACCACTATACACGTCACTAAAAATGACACACGACCGCGAACGCGAAATTGTTAACTCAATGGCGACGTACTTCCAACAAGGTAAAGTTCTTGGCGACATTCTCCTTGAACTTTCGCAGCGAAAGGATATGAACGCGAAGGAGAAAGTGTATCTTGCGCTTATGATAGGTTCAATGATGTCTAAACCGAATCAAGATGGCGCAGAGCAAAACTAAAAAAGGTATCTGCGTGTACTTGCACAAAGACCTGTGGAACGAAATAGACGAAAAGCGTGGAGAAAATAGTCGCAACACTTTCTTGAGTGAAGCTATCCAGTTCTCTTTGAAGTTCTACGTCGAAGAATCTAAAGTAAAACACTCAGAACAAACGTCGACAAAATAGCGACGGACGAACTAACGATCAAGGCGCGGTTTCTGCGCTTTTTTTGTTTGTCTAACTTTTTGTTTTCAGCACTTAACGTGTTAATTTCACCCTGTAACACATCGGTCTTTTGTTCATAAGCCTCAACCGTTTCTTGTAAGTTGTTTATCTTTCTTTCTTCGATGTTCAATTGTTCCTTCAAGTTGTTAATGACGAGCGAATCAGCGGCTATTACGCTATCACAGGAGTTCACCAAAGTGATAACATCAACCCTATCAATAGTATCTCGAACAATAACAATATCACGAGTTCTTTTATAGGTGGTTTTGGCTTTAGATTGAGTGGTTTCATAGTAAGCAAGTTGTTCTTTTAGTTCAAGTGTTTCTTCCAGAAGCATCTGGTATTCACCCGCGTTGTAGTTTATGATGCTGTCTTGCGTTTGTACGTTTTCTTGTACGTTCTTTTTATGCGTACAACCAAACCAATAATAACAAACAACCGTCCAAATAGCAGTTGTCCCAACGAGCAACAAAGCAATTGCGAGTATATTCTTTCTCATAAGATTTGCCCTTCGTGTATGCGTAAATTCTTGACGCTGAATTGACCATTGTTCCCTTTCTCAACGATAGCGAAGCCGTGATTGTACTTCGAATAAGGGTTGTAGTCGGGAGATAATTCAGATAAGCAACCTACACCCCAACAGGTGATAAATTTGCCGTTAGCGTCGCGCTCGTTGTGTTCTGCGGTTTGGTGGTGATGACCGCACATTGAAGAAACTTTCGTCTTTAAAAACAACCCACGCGCCACGTTAACTGACGGAAGGAATTGCTTTCCAAATTCGTGCCCGTGAAAGATTGAAAGTTTACCGATGTTCAGTTTGCTCTTTCCGTCAATCCAAGTGATATTGTGTTTATCTAAATGACACAAAGAAGAAAAGTCGAAAGCGTCAATGTCGAATAGTTCGGGTGCTTTGATACGCATATATCTCCAGTACCTTTCTTCGTGGTTGCCTTCTTTGTAGTAGATGTGAGCCGTTGGAAACTGACCGCGTAATGTGTCCACAAATTGACGCATCGCATACAACTCATCCTTGAATTTTCTCTTGCGTGGATCTTTGACGAAGTCGGAAATCATATGACAGTCGAGAGCGTCACCATTTAGAATCACCGCGTCGCACCCTTGACGGATACCTTCGTTGATTGCAACGCTCAAAGCGTCGTTGTCTTGGTAAGGGATATGAATGTCTGACAGGATTAAGAACTTTGTTCCCTTCAATTCAACGTGTTTGCGTTTCTTCGCATACGACTTCGGTAGTGCAAATGGGTTCAATGGTCGAGGCTTTGCATCATAAAGAGATTTGTCAGCAGTATT